AATGCGACCGTGCTTGTTGAATACCATGTTGGCTTTCTTGAGACCGTAGTCGGTGGCGAGCGCGGTTCCATGCCATACCTGCGCACGGGAGCCACGGAGCAGTTCGTATGTCTTGCCGTTAATATGGTACAGACCATCGTCAGACTTCATATGTTTTTTCATCTTTATATGAAATAATGAGAGAAAATAAATTTTGCCTAATGTTAATTAAATTAATAGTATTTTTAGGATTAAATATATCTAAATATTATCATAAATAATAATATATAAATGAGTGGTAACAATAAAATTTTAACAACCGTAAATTCAATAACCCCCGATTATCAATTTGTTCCAGACTTAAATAGTGTTATTGTTATAGATACTTCTGATAATAGGATAGGTATAAATACTATCGCTCCAGACGTACAAATTCATGTGAGCGGTGGAACTATTAAAACTGAAAATTTAATAGTTTTAGGGGATATATCAGTAAATAATGTTAATAGCTCTCTTATACCAAAAACAACCAATACGCATAGTTTGGGTGACATAGACCATATGTGGAAAGACATTCATGTTGGTCCTGGAACTATTTATATGGATAAAACCCCGATTATTCGTATGGGTGATTATATACGAGACGGTCAAACTGTTACTTCGGCTCTTATGATAGATAATTCAGGCAGACCTTTAGATATATCGGGTATGAACCACGTAAATATTGATGGAGATATTTCTATCAACGGAGACGTATATATTACGGACAACATATATGTTGCTGGTGATATATCTTTCGCCGGTAAATTGAATATGTCGGTAGATGTTTCATTTCTACAAGATGTTAGTATTAACGGTAATTTAACTGTTCTGGGAGATGTATCTTTCGCTAATAGTAAGTTAGTGGTTCATAATGATTCATCGTTCAATAAAGATGTGGATATTAGCGGCGTTCTTAATATGACCGAACTAACTAATGCTGATGGGTCGGAAACAGCTATTACTAAAATGTATACTACTCGCGGAGCCAATTCACAAGGAGTTACCGCTACGCGGTTTATTATCGACCCGGCCGGAGATAATAATGCGACCACAGGAGAGGTTGTTATTATGGGTAATTTAGATGTACAAGGTACAACTGCTTATTTTGGTTCTACGGAAGTCGATATCTTTGATAATATTATTAGAATGAATGCGAACCATAGCAGTGTTACTGATGGTGGAATTAGCGTAACCAATTCATCTACGCCACCCGTAGATAAACTATTTTCATACAATAATCAAGGAGATCATTGGAGTACTAATAATACAGATCTTGAACTCGGGACAGGTGGTATGGGAGCTGGTTTTATGAATATTGATAATATTAATATAGACGGGAATACAATTAGCAGAATTGGTGCTGGTGATTTAGTATTAACAGCCGGAACAGGACATCTTCAAGTATCATCTTCCGCTAATATAAATATCACATCTTCTAACCAAACAACAATAACGGCTGGTACAGGGAAAGTAATCATAGAAGATATTACGTTTAAGGATGGAACTATATCTACCAATGATGGGACAGGATTGAATCTAACTTCTGGTTCTGGAAATATATATACCCAGAATTCTAATTTAGATTTAGGAGCGGGAACGCTTACAGTAGATAGTGTAGATAACGCACACGTCCCAATGGGTGTAATAATGTTGTGGTATGGTGATGAAACTAATGTTCCTAATGGGTGGGCTATATGTAACGGGACCAATGGAACGCCCAATTTATCAGGTAGATTTGTAGTTGGTTCTGGTAATAATACTGAAACTACTTACACTGAAGCTCAGCTCGGTGGGCAGGATAGTTATACTTTAGCCGTGTCTCACTTACCAAGTCACAATCACGACGCAAGTTCGCAAAATACAGACATCCCACATAATCACGATGCTTCTTGTGGATTTACGGACATCCCACATAATCACGGTGCTACTTCGCAAAATACTGATATACCTCATAATCACGACGCAAGTTCTCAAGATACTGATATTATTCATAATCACGTTGCTACTTCTCAAAATACTGATGTGCTTCATAGCCATGGTGCTGCTGATTCTTTGCCTACTGATGTTGTTCATAGTCACGTGGGTACAACGGATTCAACAACCGATACACATACTCACCCTGATACAACTGTAACGAGTGCTGATTTTGCACATACACATACAGTTCAAGTAACGCCAAACTCACATACTCATACGGCGAATCCATCGGGTACTGATGCGGAACATCAACATTCTATATCTGTCAGTCAAGCACCACATAGTCATGGTTTAGAATTTGAGTTCGCTCATTCCAGCAGTGCTGGTGGCACAGGAACAGCGTCATTAATGACCGACGATCAAGATAGCGGTGATTTAGATATAACTCAACTCGCTGGTGGTTTTACTGGTGGAGTTCAAACAGCCAACGCTACACATACCCATACAACAGAAACTGTAGGTCCGTCTCACGAATTCTACGGGCAGACGGAACATCTACATACTGTAAACCAAGATACGCACGGACATACTACATCAGTATCTAATAGCACAACTCAACACGCACACTCACTTTCACTTGCTCCAGGTGGAAACGCACACGATCATTCACTTACCATACAGCAAACAAATATTAATCATACTCATCAACTTCAAATAGAACAGACCAGCATAGACCATAGCCACAATATTATAACCGAACAAACAAGTATAAACCATAACCACGTTGTCGGGACGAAACAAACCAGTATAGTTCATAATCACGAAATAGAAACAACACAAACCAATATAAACCATAATCACATCGTACAAACTACGCAAACAAATATAGACCATAATCACGTGATAGGGACTTCGCCTACTGGTGGAGGACAAGCATTTGATAACAGACCAAAATGGTATAGTTTGTGGTATATAATGAAACTGTAAATAAATTAGTATTTTATGGTAATTAGTAATAAAGATTATTTCAATTAAATTTTAAAATAATTTTTAGCATTAAAAATATCTAAATATTATCATAAATAATATATAATATATAAATGTCGGGTTACAGCAAAATAATAACCACGGTTAATTCAATTTCACCAGGACATACTTTTACAGAAAATTCAAATAATTGCATTATAATTGATACTTCCGAAAATAGAATAGGAATAAATACAATTACTCCAGAGGAGAGTATTCACGTAAGTGGTGGAACTATAAAAACTAAAGATTTAGTTGTTTTAGGAGATTTATCTGCGGACACAGTCGGAAGTGGATTAATACCAAAAACCGACCTATTACATAGTTTGGGTGACATAGACCATATGTGGAAAGACATCCACGTTGGTCCTGGAACTATTTATATGGATAAAACCCCAATTATTTATATGGGTGACTATACACGAAACGGTCATAATGATATTTCAGCGCTTGTTATTGAGAACGCAGAGAGAAGTTTAAAAATATCAAGCGACCTTACTATAACAAGCACCGATGTATCAATTAATAAATCAATCACTGCGACGGGCGGCTTAATGTTGATGGGTGATAATAATGTCCTTGATTATTACGACGAAGAAGCGGGTGGTTCAAATAGAGCAATAGATGCTTCATCGCTTTACCACGTTGATATAACCGGCGAATTACGAACATCAAACGATTTATTGTTTATGAATAAACTATCGGTTAATAATGACACATCTTTTAATAAAGATGTTGATATTTCAGGAGTTCTTAATATAACCAAATCCACAGGTTCGTCGATAGTATCTAGTAAAATGTATACAAAAAAACAAACAGGTTCAAATGGTGTTACAACTACCCAATTAATAATAGACCCAGAAACCAACGGAGATGGAGATATAGTTATAAAGGGTAGTTTAGACATTAAAGGAACAACAACATTTATTAATTTTAGGAATGTTGATATCAATGATAATATAATAAGGGTGAATGCTAATCATACAGCAGCACCAGTTGATGATGGTGGAATTAGCGTAACCAATTCATCTACGCCACCCGTAGATAAACTATTTTCATACAATAATCCAGGTGATCATTGGAAAACACATAATACTGATATTGAGTTGGGTCTGCAGGGAGGAGTAGTTTCGTCTGCTTTTGTAAATGCTGGAAATATCAATATTGACGGTCGTACAATAAATACTGATTCGGGTAATTTAGTGTTAAATACGGCAGCAGGACAAGTTGAGCTCTCAGCATCTCTACAGACGAATATTAGTAGTTCTCAAGAAATAGTTATTAATTCCCAGTTAGGAGAGGTAGTCATCGAAAGCATAACTATTTCAGGCAATAATATATCCACTGCTGGTGGTTCAAATTTAAATATAAACGGTGCTGGAAATGGAAATGTATTAACCCAGGATTCCAGTCTTAATTTGGGTTCGGGAACACTATCAGTTGCTGGTGTATCGCTCGCTCATATGCCGAAGGGTGGAATTACATTATGGTATGGAAGCAGTTCAAATACTCCTGTTGGATGGGCTATATGTGACGGACAACAAGGAACGCCTAATTTATTAGGTAGATTTGTAGTTGGTTCTGGTAATAACGGCGAAACAAATTACATAGCTGGTTCTTCTGGTGGTAATGATACATATACATTAGACATATCTCATATACCGTCACACAATCACGCAGCAACTTCTCAAAAAACCGATGTTCCACACGAACACCACGCATCATGCGCATTTAAAGATATTCCACATAATCACGGTGCTACTTCTCAAAATGCTGATGTATTACACAATCACGATGTTAGTTTTGAAAATACTGATGTATTACATAATCACGCTGCTACTTCCCAAATTACAGATGTTTCCCATAGTCATACAGGGAGTTTGATATTATCGCAAGATACAAATCTCAACCACACTCACGGGGCGGTTACAGAACAAGTGGCTGCTACACATACACATAATGCGGATAATCAAACTGATTTAGGTAGTCGGACGGGACATGTAACAGAGATACATGGGCACCTAGTTACATTGGATGAGAGCGCACATAATCATATAATGGACATTTCTGGACTGGGTGACGACCACCAACACTCTATAGCATCGAGTGACGCGCCACACGGTCACGGACTGAGCTTTGAGTTTTCTTATTCGAATACCGGTGGGGCAGCTGGAACCCGTTCGCTGCTACTCGACGACCAAGACGAGGGAGATATACAAGCATCTCAATTAGGCGGTGGTTTTACTGGCGGGGCTCAAACAGCTGATGCTCCACACGACCATACTACGGAGACAGTTGATTCTACTCACCCTTTTTACGGACAGACAGAACATACACACACTCTTGATTCTACTACTCACACACATACAGCAGTAGTGAGTACTGCTACTGATACATCTCATACACATACTACACAGGTAACACCAGGTGGTGTCGGACACGAACACAGTTATATAACAGCGACGTCCAGTATATTACATAGTCACGAAGTAGCACCTACATTACAAGCCAGCATAAACCATGACCACTTTATTCAAACCGAACAAACCAGCATAAACCATAATCACGTTGTTGGGACAGAACAAACCAACATAGACCATAATCACATCATCCAAATAGCAAACGAGAATATAAATCATAAACACATAATTGAATTAGAAAATAAGAGTATAAACCATAATCACTTGATAGGTACAAAACATACAGGTGGTGGTGTTGGATTTGATAATAGACCAAAATGGTTTGGATTATGGTATATTATGAAATTGTAAAAATTTACTTGGGTTTTGATATTATAGTATCACAGTTTTCAAATAGCCAAGTATTAATTGTATATCTATATGTTCTGTTTCTTAATTCCATCGTTAAATGTGGATGCGTCCAATAAGGTGGAAAGACCAGTATTTGACCTTTTTTTAGTTTGACTTTTATATCTTGGACTGGAAAATAAAATTCGCCACCTTCATAATCATCATTTAAACAAATAATAACGCTTGCTACTCTGGTTACATTTAATTCTATTTTATTGTTTGTATCATAGACGCCGTCTTTATGTATTCTTGTCGCTCCATATATTTTGCGGAATTGATAACCAGAATTGTTTTTGCTAACAATACCGTGTTTATCAAGTAAGTATGTTTGTAATTTTTCAAATATTTTGTTTGTTTTATTTTTTAACTCTTTATATGTGGCTATATTGGCTGACTGGCAGCGAATACCATCTTTAATTAAAAAAGTATCACAAGATACATTATTGCCCTTTTCCCATTGTTTTGATATCGCCATATTATTCTCTATATTATTATTTATAATAGCCCTGAAATAATCACAATCGGTTTCAGTAATAATATCAGGTTCATCTATTACAAAAATATTATGCGATGGGTCTTGTAATTTGTATTTGTTAATTAATTCGCTGCTATGCTTTGAATTTTTACAATTATCATTAAAAACAATAAATATTATGTCTGTATATATAATTTTAGAATTGATAACAATATCGTTGGTATTATCAATACATAAAACTTCATCGAATGATGTATTATTTATAGATACAGTTTCGTGTATAGAATTATTCAAGCAAATTACGAACTGATTATGTTTATCAATTTTTAATTTTTCGGTTTCAAATTCATCAATTTTAACAATAGTTAGTCTTTCGTTGTGTATATTTAATTTACACGAAACATATTCAATCAATTCTTTGATGTTATTGGATTTAATATTATTATTTAATAGTTCTCGGTCTAATTCTATCATATTTAAAATTTAATAACTTTTTAGTTTTAAGTAATTAATAACAGTATAAATAATTATAGTAATATAATATATACTATTATAATTATGGCGTTCACTCGTTTTCATGATGACCCATGTAGAATACAAAAATATTTAGAAGAATCCACTTATATAGGAAATTATGAAATTAATGCTCCTGGAACAGGTGATAAGCCCGAGTTTATGAATGACCCACATTTACGGGCTCAAAAGTGGGGTGCTAATTTATCGCAGAACAAAACTGAACTTGAAAGTGATTTAATGGGTATAACCAGAAAATTAAATACTGATTCGGTCCAGCAAAATAATTATCAAAACTACAATAATATGAATAATGTCTATAGCCAAAATGTTTATCCCATCAATAAGACTGAAATTACACACCAACCAAGAGCCACTAATCCTGCCTGGACCCTAAGAGAGACAGATTCTATTAATTCCCCAAATAACTTTAATTATTTATTAATGGATCCACAAGAAAACGTTAGTATCCCTTTCAATAATAATATCCCATCCAGAATGTTAGAGAAAGATTATTATAGACTTAATAATAACTATAAAAATTGATTATACGATTTGAATTAATAAATATTATTATTTATAGAAATAAATAATAATAAATATTATTATTTATAGAAATAAATAATAATAAATATATATTTTAGTATTATATAATGGCGGCACTGGCTATACCAATAGTAGTATTAGGAAGTCTATTCATATTATCCGAACAAGAAAAAAATGCGGCAAATAGGCAAGAGGAGGAAGAGGCGGAACAGCAAAAAGACCAGTTTTTAACAGGGAGATCCAGTAATAATAAACAGGAGGGTTTCTCCAACAACCATATGGGACTTAGACAGCCTATGAACCCAGTTGAAACTGCGATGATGGAACCAAATAATCATTACAATAACCCCAATCAGCATACTGATAAATATTTCAAACCACCAGTCAATAAATCAACAAATGATGTATCACTTATGAACGGTCAAGTTGTTGACCCTAAAAATTTCAAACATAATAATATGCAGCCTTTTTTTGGTGCTAAAATTAGGGGTGCTACAGCGGATTTTAACACTTCAGAGGCAATTTTAGACACAAAGCAAGGATACGGGAGCCAGGCATTTAGCAAAAGCGAGCAGGCTCCATTATTCAAACCCGATGAAAATGTAAATTTAACACACGGCACAGCCAATAATACCTCCTTCATTCAATCCAGGATGAATGAATCCAATAAAATGAATAATGTTACTTTATGGGAACCACAGCGTGTTGGCCCTGGTTTAGACCAAGGTTACGGCACACAAAATAAAAATGGCGCTAATACCGGTGGAACTGACGGCAACGGTGGTTTTAATGCTGGTATGATGTCCCGTGATACTTGGATGCCTAAAACAGTAGACGAGTTAAGAGTAGATACTAACCAAAAGCAAACGTTCGATTTAAATGGACACCAAGGTCCAGCGGCTTCTCACATACAGTCTCGCGGTTCTAACGACATCATCGGTAAAACAGAAAAACGTAATCCTGAAAAGTATTTTGAATCAGGTCCTAATAGGTGGTTTACTACAACTGGTGCCGAACAAGCACCTACCATTAGAAGCACTCAAATTATGCCTCTAGAAAATAGGTCAGAGACAACCAGGGAGTATTACGGTGGAGGCACCAGCGCATTATCGGGTAACGCAACCTATACCGATGTTACATTTGAGGAATCTAAAAAACAAAATTTAGGCGCTCTCCCATTTTCTAACGCTACTGCGGCGGGTCAAAGTTCCGCAAACCCAAATGACTATGGTTCCCAAAATTATAAATTACTGCCTAATAATAGAACTACCGTTCAATCTACCCCGTTGGGAGGTGTTTATGGTATGGCTAAAGCGGTTATTGCTCCACTTCTGGATATTTTACAGCCTACAAGGAAAGAAAACGCAATTGGTAATTTAAGAGAATCGGGTAATGTTAATGGTGGTCCACGAACAGGGCACATGTATAACGATAATGATATTACAAAGACTACCAATCGTGAGATGACTACTGGTAAAATTGACTTGAACTATGTTAACGTTCAGGGACAGAACCAGCGTACAGAATTCGAACTCGAACAACATCAGCCTGTTCAAAATCAGCGTGATACTACCAATAAAGATTACATTGGTAATGGAGCGGCTACTAATAGTGGTCTGCGTCCATACAATAACGCATACGCACAGCGCAATAATGTTAATAAAACATACGAATCCAGAACTAACCAGGGTTCTATGAGTTTATTCAATAACGAGAACAATATTTCAATGAATAGAGATGAAAGTGTTATAACTAATAGTAGAAAGCAGTTACCTACTGGCGGACCAAATTATATACCATCATCTCAATTTATGGGTGAAATGAATGTGCCTGCTGGGTATGATGCGGAATATAATTCTAACAGAATGGATCCGGGGTTATTGTCAGCTTTTAAAAATAATCCATATACAAAATCTTTAAATTCATCTGTTTAAATCCACTTATAAATAATAATATTTACAATTAAAAATATTATTTTTTTATTTTATATAAAATTGATTACATTTTTATATATAATTATTAAATATTATAATGGAAGACGATAATACTACAGAACGATGGAAGAAAACCGAGGGTTATGATTACTTTGTTTCTACCTGTGGTAGAGTTAAAAATAAGAAAGACCGTATTATGAAACAGAAAATCGATGATGGTTATTATAGGGTTGGTTTATTCAAAAAAAAACAAAAACACTTTTCAGTTAGTATATTAGTTGCTACAGCATTTGTTCCAAATCCTCATAATTTACCACAAGTAGACCATATAAATAAAGATCGCACCGATAATAGGGCAAGCAATTTAAGATGGGTTACGCATATAGAAAATAATCAATCGGTTAATAAAACTGTTAATATCGGTTGTGTTTCTAAAAACGGAAATACATTTCAAGCAATAGTTAGAATTTACGGTACCAAATATCTATTCTGTAATGTGAATGAAGACAAATGTTGGGACTGGTTATATGCTCGTAGAATTGAACTTGAAAACAAACTTAAATTAACAGAATTAGATATTAAACAAATTAGAAAGGCGGGGACAGGCAGTATAATAACACGGGAGGGAAGATTTCGTGCGACAATACAAAAAAATAAAAAAAGATACAGTAAAACTTTTGATACTAATGAAGATGCCGAAAAATGGCTTGAAACTTTTGTCTAACCAAAATGGGTTGGTAATACCAACTCTTTAAATTCTTTTTTTATATATAAATAATAATATTTACAATTAAAAATATTATTAATTTTAATCAATTAAAATACATTAAACAATTGAATAGACTGTATTATTACGGTTATACTATCATAAGTATGGTATGTATTGCATTACATTATTATCATATACGGTTACTTTGAATATATCGTTGTACCCTTCTACAAATACTTTATCGCCGTTATAAACGTTGTCACAACCCTGGTCGTTTGTGCAACTTTTATTTTTGAACGTAATAGGTAATTTAATCATATTATTTTTATCGTTCATAGTGTAAAAATTCCATTTGTCTCTATTACTAAAGAGTGGGCGTCCCATTAATGGGAGCATCGTCTCTCCGCCTTGAACTCTCGTCAAAATACCAATTTGTCTATATGTTGTATCGTGTGATTGTGTCGGTTGATTTATAGGCATTCTTGGACCATTATAATTATCGGTGTTTATTAATCGGTCATCTCTCAACGGTGCGCTGTAAGGGTTTAATAATATATCATTATTGGAATGTTGGCTTTGGTGATGTTGCTGATGATGTTGCTGATGATGTTGCTGATGATGGATTGGCTGGGAATGACTATAATCATCGTATTTATTATGATTGTTATGCGATGTAGTATTGGTGTGGTTTTGCATAAACATCATTTTACCGCTATTGGAACTCAAAAAGAAAATTACTAATACAATTAAAATTGATAAACCTATAAATGCAAAACTTACATTTTCAATACAAATTACGCCAGTTTGACACTTTTTAGGCATCGTTCTATTATATATATAATTTTATTAAATATATAATGTTGGTTTTTAATTATAAAAAAGTTGATTACATTTTTACTTTGCTCGCCTCTTTATCTTTTTGGTTCTTTTCATTTTTTTTATCAAAATCATCTGTGAGTTCATTTGCGCCGTCCTCTTCTACCCCATCAATCTCAATTGAACCCCCTTCTTTCGTAAAATTATCATTACTTTCAGCATTTGATTTACCAGCATCAAATTTGCTTTCAAAATTACCTTCTCTAAAAGTAGTTTGTGAATATAATATATCAAAAATAATAATTATCAAGTTATATTTATATATATCCATACCGACTATCAAATAGCCTGCTAATAAGATAGCAAAATAAATGAATATTATACCGAAATTGTTATTAACTAATGATGAAAATAAATATAAATAAGATATTATTCCTATTAAAAAAGTGTTAGTTGATTCATCTTTCAAATTATACATAATATATTATATTGAGATATAAAATATTTTAATGAGACATTTATGCGGTTCTTTCTGTAATGTTTCCAAACATAGATTTTAAGCCACCAAGGTCAATTTTTCCGATAGCCCCCATAGCTTCGTGCAGCGCCGGTGTAACATCCTTTAAACCTTTTAAAAGTTCATTCTGCTGTCTAACTAACTCTTGCGTAGAAGCAGACATAGATTTGATACCGTTCTCACCAATTACCTGCTCCAGACTATCATAAGCCTGTTCCATTTTATCAGCCTCACCAAGCTGTTTCTCTAATTGTTTTTTGTTAGGCATGTTATACAGACCAGGTGTTAATTTCTGCTGATTTTGGTAACCCGATTTAGGTCCGGCTTTCTCTAAAGTTTTCAGTATATCCTCGGCATCCTTACTTACGTCCTTTAGTTTATCCAGATCAGGCATCGCACCAGCTTTTACATCACCACCCTTTTTGAAAGCCTTTTTAATGGCTTCTTCTTTGGAACCCGCGGTTACATCCACTTTATCACCCGATTTGGCAGCCTCATTATCTTGCAGTTTCATTCTCTTGATAACCTTCTGCTTCTCGGCGCCTTTCAGTTCGTCCTCATCAACCTCCATATCCTCCTCGTTTTCCATCTCGTTTTCAAGACCTTCTTTGACGCTCGACATATTTTTCACCATACGCGCTAATACGGTCGCCAGTAAAGCACTACCAAGCACTAAAGTCATATTTTTAGTGTAAAAGTAAGCAATCATTCCAGATAAATAGAAAAATAATACGGCACTGAATTCCTGCCTCATTAAACTTCCTAAAATATCAAATAGGGCGACTAATGCGACCAAATAAAGAACATATTTATTTTTAACAATATTATTAACACTAAGCTTCATTTATATATAATAAATATATAATTTTTACAATATTTTGTTATATGGAATTAATTCCTTCTCTATTATATTTATTTGACTTAAGATTTTCTCTACCTCAAATTCTTTATTTTTTAATTCAACTGTAAGCAAGTGTTCTAATAGTTTTAATAATGCGATATGTTGATTTTCTAATGATGTTTTTTTATGATGTAAAAAAACTTTACGCTTATCTAACTCATCGTTAATATATGGTAGAAATTCTTCATGATTATCAGATTTAAAGTTATTCAAATTATTATACTCGTTTATTAATTTTTGTTCGGTTTTCCTAATTTTCTCGATTGTTTGCCTCACTAATTCGTCTTCATATGCGGTATGTTCCCCTATATCACCAACTTGGCTCATTAATATTAAATTATAAATTATTTTAATATTAATACCACGATAAATTCTAATGTGTTAATCATTCATTCTGTATCATTTTATTCTTAATAACGCCCTTTGATTTTTTTTTCTTTTGATTTTCTAAATTCTCTTGGAGGCTAACCATATTCATAGAAATCAATATGTTTGTTAAGATTATACTAATTCCTAAACTGGATAGTAAATTTTTAGATAATGAATACATCACCGCCACAAGCAGATACAACAATACAATCGCATTATAATTTTTATTTACAAAATAGCCCACCGTTAAAGCAAAGGCTATAAATATTACAAAATTTGTTAATTTGTCGTTATTAAAACCAATCATCATTTATAATATTATTGTATATATTAATTCAATTTTTCATCAAATTTATTTTTGATTTCCGTTAATATATTAAAAACAGATTTAAAAATATTTACATATATTACTTTAGTAAGATATAAATATGTCTAAAACATTTGTAGAACCCCTTCTAACCCCAGACGATAATAGGTTTGTTATGTTCCCAATTAAGGACGACGAGATTTGGAATATGTATAAAAAACAGCAAGATTTGTTCTGGGTTTCAAATGAAATAGATTTATCCAAAGACCCAGCCCACTGGGAAGCCCTTACAGCAGACGAAAAACATTTCCTTTCTATGATTTTAGCGTTTTTTGCTGCGAGTGATGGTATTGTTCTTGAAAATTTAGGAACACGGTTTATGGGAGAAGTTCAACTGGCTGAAGCCCGTGCCTTTTATGGGCTACAGATTGCGATGGAAAATATCCATTCTATCACATATTCTACTCTAATTGATACTTACATCAAAGACACCGTCCAGAAGCACAAACTATTCAACGCAATCAACGAATTCCCTTGTATTAAAAAGAAGTCTGACTGGGCTATTAAGTGGATTCAGGACAAGCGTGCGAGTTTTGCTACTCGTCTTGTTGCTTTTGCCGTTGTAGAGGGCATCTTTTTCAGCGGTGCGTTCTGCTCTATTTTCTGGCTTAAAAAGCGCGGTATTCTACCTGGACTGTGTTTTTCTAACGAACTTATTTCAAGGGACGAGGCACTTCACACCGAATTTGCCGTTTTACTTCACTCTAAATTAGAGCGACCACTCAAAAAGAATAAGATTGAAGAAATTATTAAAGAAGCGGTTGAAATTGAGGTTGAATTTATCAATAATGCTCTACCATGCCGTTTAATTGGTATGAATGATGTCCTGATGCAGCGTTATGTTGAATTTGTAGCCGACAGATTAGCCGTTCAGTTAGGCGGAGATAAGATTTACGGTTCCGCCAATCCATTTGACTGGATGGAGAGCATTAGCATTGAATCAAAGACCAATTTCTTCGAGGCTCGTGTGGCTGAATACAGTTTAGCGACGAAAGTAGAAAACCCTGCCGAGGCATTTGATTTTGGCGATGACTTTTAAATAACTAGATACAATAAAAAATTGAACTTTATATATATTATCTTATAGTGAATAATATATATTTTATTTTTATCTTTACTGGTTTTGTATGTGATTATGTATGGTGTGTCTCCCTATGAAATGACTGTATCGTCATAGCTGCGTTGGCTCTGGTGTTGTAAGTTTATTCGCATATGCCACGGCGGCAGAAGTCTTTACTGATGGTTCAAAATGTTCCAAGTCCGCTAGTATCGCAATCCGTGCCTGTCTCGTCTTTTCTTCTGCGATAATTAGGTAGTCCTCTGCCTTCAGTGCATTCATTTTCGCTTCACGTAACTCTATTTGAGCCACTTCTACCTCCATGCGTGCAATCAGTATCTTGATTTCTGCGTTCATTTTATTATAGTATGTGTTTATTATTAGATATATTTGTATAATTCAATTCAATTTTATTATACGTGATATATTTCGTGTTAAAAAAATATAATATACTTGTTATTTGCTAATATATTATATTTTTTTAACACGATATTATTTTATAGATTAGAGAGATTACTCTAATTCTAATAGCGCGAGCCAATGGTAGAACCAGTGAACATTTGGATCAATTTCAATTCCACATCCACAGACATGCGAGCCGTCTTTTTCTTTGTTGATTTTCTCATCGCAACCGCCAATTCATCCACAGACATGCGAGCCGTCTTTTTCTTTGTTGATTTTCTAATCGCCGCCGCCGCCCTCTCCACGTCCATGCGAGCCGTCTTTTTCGTTGTTGATTTTCTCATCGCAATCGCAACCGCCAATTCACCCGCACTAATCATATTGTCGATGTCGGCGATGGAAACCATTATTTGCTTTTAATAACTTGCTTTTACTGTATTTTTGTTTTGATGTTATTAGTATATAATTTGGTTTCAATATTCAATTTTTTTTATATCTAACAAAAAATTGAATTTAATGGTGTCTCTTCGTTTTATTATATTTTCCTTTCCTTGTTCTTACTTTTTTCTTATCTTTTAATACTCTTGTTTTTTTAGGTTTTCTTGGAATACCTTTTCTTTTCTTTGTTTTTGTCTTTTTACCACCCGAATCCAAATTCATTTTAGCCATCTCCGCTTCAATGTCTATCAAATCTTCTTGTAACATCTCTTCGCTACTTTTAATAAGTTCAATTCCTCTTAATAATTCCCTCTCTTCCGCTTTAGTCATCGGTTTTGTTTTACTCTCCAGTTTTATAGGTGTGAATATATTAGTTGATATTTTAGAGTTATTAGGTATTATTATATCGGGTTCTGCCTCACCATTTTCATTAGATTCTTCCATCGCAAGCGGTGCGGCAAACAAACTCGCTGTAGAAAACTTCAATCTACTATGTAATGGTGATAAGGTATAAGTAGTTGGTGTAATACTTGCGTACTTCCCCAAATTATCATCGGGTAGGGGTCCATATGAACCACTAATTCTTTTTAATGTATTTTTAACAATATCATTATTAGAAAATTCTAATGCTAATTCACACATTATTTTAACGAGTGGTCTGTTGGCGTTTGTAATATGTTCTAATGACTTGAAATTCGTAACCACTTGTTGGGCTGACCTATATGGAGTATCTAAATTTGTGTTTGTTTGAATTTTATCGCCAGCATACGCATATGAAACTACTGGTTCTCCCTTACACAAATTCTCTATCAGTTTATTTTGGTTTGACCCATTAATATGTACGAACTTCATAAAATTCGCCAATTTTTTTGTAGGGTCATTTTCTACATATTTATTCGCATTATGCCGAGACTGCTCTGCTTTTGGAAGATAGTCATATGATATATAATTAACAAGATGATCCAAGTTTAAGTCAGTCATTATTGAAATTAATTGTTTCTGTGCCTGCATCTTTGATAGATACTCTTTGCATAAATCAGCAACATCTGGCTCTGATAAATAACTCAGTCTAAATAATTGCGGTTGTCTTAATAACTGTATGGTTGTTTTTAATTTTTCTAAATCATTATAGCAACCTTTTTCATCTATTTTATAATGTTTATTTATCATTTTTATTGTATCTTGTATCTCTTTGGACATCTCTGTATGTGAAGTCTGTAAATCGCTATATTTATTAGCCGTTTTCATTCTAATTAAAAGAACACCTTCTGTGCTTTTACTTTCCGTGGCGTCTTCCGATTCTTTCTTATCACTTTCATTAAAAACAATAGGTACATTTTTAACTTTCCGTGTATTTTTTCCGATTGTCTTCTGGGGTCTGGTTTTAGCAGTCCGGTTTGTTTTTGGTTCGGCTTTTTCTGCTTCGTTCTTTTCGGCTTCTCTCTTTTTGGCTTTCTTTGCATCATTTTTTACCTTGTTTGCTGCCATTTCGGCTGCTTGTAGTTCAGCGTATGTTGGACCCTCGGTGGGTTCTCTGTTTCTTTTTGTGCGACGAAGGGAAACACTTGGACCAGTAGAACCGATAGGACCAATAGGACTACCGCCACCTTTTGTAAATAGATTATCTATTATATCCATTTTATTGGGAACTATGATAAAATCTAAATCACTCAACTTTAATTTTGTATCTGTTAAATCAAGTGTTATAGCATGAATAAGGTCCGCTAATACTGCTGGTGCTAATTTAAATATGAGTTTAATATTACTCAGAATTGTAGATAATTCGTCATATGGGATGCTGTCCTTGGTTATAGACCCGAAATATATAGAGATGAATCCATCTATATCATCTTCCTTGTGCGATATTAAGTTTTTTAATAAATTAATGTATATAGTAGTAACATTTCCACCAGAGAGAATTACAGTAATAGGCTGATTTGTGTATTGATTTATTCCATCACTACCATTTAAATAATTACAGGTAAAACCAAATAAATTTTGTAAATGTGGAGTATTTAATGGTTGTAAATCTTCTAAATCTTCTGTATATTCAGGCATTTTGTCGTCAAATGCTTTACAATTACTTAAAAATGTTAATCTTTCCATTCGTTTATAGAATTTGTCGTCGGCTTGGTTGTCGGTCATATAATCTAATTCTAGTATATATTTTTCAAATGTCTCTGTTATACCATATTTTGTCGCTGCGTCGAATTTATATCCGCCAGTTTCACTAATTGATGAAGACGCAGTTAAGTCATACATCTCTCCTGAAAACTCTTTGGCTTTCATATACCATTTGTCTTGCTTGGTCATTTCAATATTATATATAATAAGACATATTATTAAAATATTAAAACTAATCAATATGGTTGTTAAGGATGTGCGAGCCGCATAAACATTGGATGTTGAAAGAAATAATGGAGCAACAAGAAACCGTAATGAAAGCATATGATTATGGTTCAAGAATTGATGGGTATAACGCAAAGTTGGTTGGTTTAACTAAAATTACCAATATCTCTCAAAATATAGAGTATGTTTTATTAATTGGTTGTGGATCAAGTTATAATGCTGGCTTAATGGGTGAAATATATTTCAATTCTAATAATAAATTTGTATGTGTTAAATCTGTTAATGCGTGCGAATTTTCGGGTAAATCTATTCCAAAAATAAGTAGAGACAAGGTATTGTGTATTTTATTAAGTCAGTCAGGTGAAACTGTAGATGTATATAAGTGTCTTGAGGCGTGTAAAGCACAGGGGTGTAATACTTTGGGTATTGTAAATACGAGAGATTCGTTAATCGCACGGGAAGTAGATTGTGGGGTATATTTAAATGCTGGTCTTGAAGTTAGTGTATCATCAATAAAGTCTTTTACGTCTATGCTTATTGTATTATCTCTCGTGGAGATGTGGTTTAATACAAATGTTTATGAAAATTATAAAAAAATGAATAGTTTAAGGTTTGTAACTAATAAACTAACCCAGTTATTATATGATTACCAAATTTTAAAATCAATTGATAAACTGGCAGACGTGATACATAAACATGATATTAACAACATTTTTATTCTGGGTAAAGGCAAATTGTATCCTATTGCGTGCGAAGCATCTCTCAAAATTAACGAAGTATCATATATTCATTCGCAGGGTTTTTCGCCGGGGTCTCTTAAACATGGAACACAGGCTCTATTAGATAAAACTAATCTAACAATATTACTGATAGATTACGATGATTATAAAAATTATGAAAATTTAAAATCAACTTATTATGAAATTGTGGCGATGAAAACTAACATTATAGTTATTACCAATTCAATTGAAGTAACTACGCAGTTAAATATAGATAATGGTAAATTCTTATTAATTCCAAGGCAAGATTATTATAATGAGATAATTTTTGTAGTAGCATTACAATATATGGCTTATCAATTGGCGGTTGTAAAGGGGTTAGACCCTGATAAGCCAAGAAATCTTGCTAAAGTAGTAACTATTGAATGATTTAAACGCACGAAGCAATATATACCGATATTGCGACTAATACACCAACTATCAACGAACTCGTAAGCATAACTTGTTTATGATGAACAAGCATATGAATGACCTGGGAGTAAAATGATAACTTGCCCGCACCATCAGGTGGCTTAACTTCTTCGGGTGTTGCAAAAGGAGATACTACATAAGCGAGTATAATATTTAATAGCACGCCAACAACTACTGATTTCAAAATTATGTTTTTGGAATTCATTTTTTATATATAATATTTAGATTATTATTTTATAACAGAGAGATTATAAAATAATATATGAAAAAACCTATCTTAAAAACTTATTCATAGACCAAGAATTCCTCGTCCTTTGTTTCTCTAATACATTAGTATGTAATTTTTTATCGGTTTTTAAATCTTGAACGTAAAACTCGCTTGCTATTGGAGCCGTTAAACTATTGAATTTCATTATATTAATTATAAACTCATTTGTATTTTTTTTATTAGTGTTCTCATCATTAGCAATTATGTTATAGTTTAGGTCTTTTATAGAATTTAAATTATCGTTGAATTTCCTCATCTTGTAATTACCAGGGTCTTTGTTGTATATAAGACGTCTTGTATCCCCAGTTAAATTTATAATATCTCTTGTCTCACCAATCATATAGAATATATCCCTATTAATTTTTATACCATTAGTAATTACTCTATCATTCATAGCATTATCTTCTAACCCCCAACCATATAAATTGGGAAAACCATTACATCTCTCAAAATCACCACCAGTAATTGAAAAAATACCACCCAGAGTGAATGTAAAACCGAAAAAATGCTTTACGGTGCCAGTTTCAGTAGTATATTCTAATAAATTTTTACGACAAGGTAATGTATCAACATCATTAAAAACAAAAGTTATATTTTTATAATCGTTGGGATATTTATTTTTAATTGCTAAAAAACCAATATTTTTAGTTCCTCCTCTACTAAATGGCTTACTATCTTGCTGATGACTATAATATATCTCATAATCATTAATATCATAGTCTTCCATAATATATTGCATATAAATAGAAAAATGTAATTTTTCTTGGGGTCTATTTTTATAAGGAACTATAAAGACAATTTTGGGGGTGCTCATCGTATAATTATATATATATAAAATAAATTATACATATATTGATATATTCGGAATAGTATTTTATATATTAACTAATTCAAGCAGAATATTTTGCTTGAATTTTTGCTGGAATCAAATCGGCTTTATGCTTCTCCAACTTCTTATAGCATTTATTAATAGTTACTTCACTAATTTTTGAAATATTGTTAATTGTGCTTTTGGGAATATTCAAATTACAAACCTGCGATACAAAATAGATAATACCACCGGCAATAGAATGAGGCGTATTCTCAGGAATTAAATTCTGCCTGTCTATTTTTTTAGCAAGGAACTTACATAGCATAGTCAATTCATTATTTATATTTAATTTACTACAATATCGCTCAATAAATGATAATGGTGTAGTTTTGCTTAATTTAATAATACCATCGCTTTGTGCGTTTGCGTGTTCAATATCATTAATGATTGATAGAGCGTTTTTACAACCCCTTGTAGCACTTGTATTATCCAGATGAAATATATCAGCAATCTCCTTTGCTGTTCTCGGGAAATCATTTACCCTGCATGAAATATATATCGATGCGGCAATAATACCATCCCTATTTAATCCCCTGAATGTTTGAGATTCGGATATAATCTTATGATACCGTGTTGCCTCATCAATTATCATCTTGGATATTCCTGCGTTTTGCGAAATAATTGTAATCAATTGAAACTCATCATATTGGGATTTCTCCTTATAGGGCATAGATTGCCACGCCGTATATCTTTTGAGTTTCCAGTTTTCGTGGCTTAACTTTCCAGGACATAAAACCTTACAACTATAGGAAGACTCTTTTAATAGTGGATTAATAGGCATACCGCACCTTGTTGGGTCGCTTGATTGATTATCATCAGCACCATAAAATCTCCATTCAGCACCTAAATCTAAATTATCCTTATAAATAATACCACATTTTGTATTGGGACAACTCAAAAATCCCTCATCACCGACAAACAACGCTGTCTTACACGCACTACATATATTAATATCCTTACAGTTTTCATCGGTTTCAGCATCTGACCGATATATACATTCTAATTGTGCTTTTTTACTATCACTACTGGTATTATCATCTATCTCCTCTTCAAATAAATTCCACATTTTAGTTATATCTTTTGGAGTTGATAAACGAGCCCGTATTTTTTTAGTATTGTTATGTTCGCTTGTATTTGATTCTTTATTTGATACTGTTTTACCCTCTGATTTAAGTTCCATTGGGACCGTTTTAATACTTAAATATTAATATCTAAATCTTTTTTATCAATTTTATAATAAATAATTTTATTTACTTATTATAATATGTCTAATCTATTTAATTTCGGCTCTTTATTTTCCAATCCGGATAATTCTAATAAATTACCCAAGAGTTTGGTAAATAAAAAATTTGACGAATTTATCAAAGAATCGTTTGGTACTTATTTGTATAAGGCTGCCAGTTTTAACAATTATGCTAAAGTATATGAAGAAAATACTGATTTTAGTGATGAATGTAAGGAGTTATATATTTTATCCGAGGAACTCTATTTAAATGCTGTTCAAAAAATTAAAGTACCATTCGATGTTAAATTTAACACTTCCAAAGAAGTATATATTTTCAATTTGAATGATATACATAATGATGATTTTATGTATAAAAATAATGCCAACCAGCGAGTGATACGACCCAAAAAACAGAAATATCTATGTAAAATTGTTGCTATTAATTTCGTCAAATTATATATCTTAATCAAGGGAATATATAGCACATTTAATCATAATTTAAACCACCCCGAATTAGCCGCCAAGAAAAAAAGAGTACGATCAGTGGAAGAACCTATTATTGAGGATTTAGATGAACCAATTGAAGTTAAGGAAATTGCTGATTTAGATGAAACTGTTGAATTAGCGGAAACCCCCGACGACGAGGATGAGGAGATTAATCAATCTGGTGGCGGTATGTTTGATGATATACGCAATTTATTTACTGGTAATTCTAATGAGAAAAGCGAAAATGTTGATACTGAAGAGGCATACGACGAGGAATTAAATAGCGCCCCAGCAGATAATGAGGACGTAGATGATAATGATGAGGTAGATGATGAGAATACTGATGATAAACCATCTAAAAAAATCAAATACAATAATGTTTTTTATGCTTTCATTAATGCTATTTTTGAATCACCTATTGATGAGACCGAAACAAATCTCAACATGGAATTCCCTGCTGATTTAAATAAATTTACCGAAAACTTACATACCTCTGGTGTATTTGATATACTATGTGATACTGATTATATTTACAGCACTTTGAAAAAAAATATACTTTTCAACCCTAATAATATGAATAAAATATACAAAACATCACCGAAAATACTCCAAAAAATTAAAAATTTAGAAACTGACTTACTCAAGCAATACAATTCCAAATTAAATTCCAAAGACGATGAACTCAAGCAATTATTTGAAGAATTCAAACAGTATGATAAATTATGCAAAAAATTAACATCTAACTTTTCTACAAATGACGAATCTCGTGTATATGAGCAAATTATCAAAATTGTTAAGACTATGTTTACCGATTATACATCCAATCGTAATAAACTATTTAATGAAACCATTCTCAACATTTTTGAATTTGATGAAAAAGTTATAAAAGACAGCGATGGGGCTGTTACTGGTGTTGAAAACAATATTATCAGGATTAAAGATAATATTACATACAAAGAAATTGTTAAACTAACATCTAATTCTAAAATAATTATTTACGATTTACATATTGGTTTTTTCAAAGACCTTCTAAAGATTTTTGAACTATTAAATGAAAAAAACCTAATAGTTTCTGGAGAGATTAAAGCACCCGCAACTGAAATTATTGATAAGCCCGAAACAGATGACAAAACCGACGACGAAACAGACGACGAAACAGACGATGAAACCGACGATGAAATTGTTGATGAGTCGGACGATGAAGTTATTGATGAACCAGAACCAGAAACTGAAGTTGTAGATGAACCAATTGAAGTTGTTGATGTTGATGAACCAATTGAAGTTGCGGATGAAGAGGAAACCGAAGTTGTAGATGAGCCAAAACCCGAAGTTGTGGATGAACCAAAACCCGAAGTTGTGGATGAACCAAAACCCGAAGTTGTGGATGAACCTGAACCTAAAGTTGTTGAGGAACCAGAAACTAAAGTTGTTGAGGAGCCATCGACAAAATCACAAAAAAAAGGAAGTAATCAGAGCAAAAAAAATAAATTGAGTAAAAATGGAGGAAAAAAAAGTAAAAAGTCTAAAAATAACTAAATAATCAATTTTTTGATAATTATAAAAAAATTGATTACATATTTATATAGTTATTAAAGATTATAATGGATGACGATAATACAGCAGAACGATGGAAGAAAACCGAGGGTTATGATTACTTTGTTTCTACATCTGGTAGAGTTAAAAATAAGAAAGACCGTATTATGAAACAGCAACTCAGTGAAGCTGAACGTTATTGTATTAGTTTAACAAACAAAAAACATAGAAAAAAATTTTTAGTTAGTAGATTAGTTGCTACAGCATTTATTCCCAATCATCATAATTTACCACAAGTAGACCATATAAATAAAAATCCCAAAGATAATAGTGTGGGTAATTTAAGATGGGTTACTGCTATGGAAAATACACAATCGGTTAATAAAACGATTAATATCGGTTGTGTTTCTAAAACAGGAAATACATTTAAAGCACAACTTAAAAGTAACGGTATTAAATATAATTTCTGTAATGTAAATGAAGATAAATGTTGGGACTGGTTAAACGCTCGCAGATTTGAACTTGAAAATGGTCTTGAATTAACCGATTTAGATATAAAAAAAAGAAAAAAAGGGACTGGCAGTATAGTAACAACATCAGGTGGAAGATTTAATGCGACAATAAGAAAAAATAACAAAAGATACTGTAAAACTTTTGATACTAATGAAGATGCCGAAAAATGGCTTGAAGCTTTTATGTAAGGTTCTTATAAATTAGCCGTCTATGTCTAACTTTTGCAGTTGCATATTAGTATATATCAAATTTCCCGATGGATTATAAGATTTTATATCTTTATAATCACCTTTCGTTTCGGGTTTAGACTTAATAGATTTGCTTTTATTCAGCATTAAATTATCAAAATTATCAGCGTTAGAAAAATCGTCCATAACAGATTCTTGATGAATCATATTACCTGTTGCATCGATTTGTTTTCCAGTCTGTTTTTTTACTTCAGTTCTTACGTAACTCGGAATCCAATGTTTCCAACTAATAAATAGTAAATTAGGATGTGTGTACCGAACAACAAAACCATTTGTTCGCAACTTTTCTATAGCATATACAGTACAATCTTTATGGTTGTACTTCGGGATTCCGATCATCATCTCCGGCATAATATACCAAATGCATTGATTATTTATCATTTGTTTTGAAGTAAATTTAATCTTATTGTGTATCCGTCCTAATATTTTGTTATAATTACTCACTACGTTCAAGTCTTGTTGTTGTTTTTTGATGTATAAATCGTCCATATTTATTTTGATAGAATTATTATCAGCATCGGATTTATCGCTGAAATTATATAAAGAATCGTTCATAATATAATATTAAATATAATATAATATTAAAAATTTTGCGTATATATTTATTAATAATGACTATCAAACATATTGTTTTATGTGGCGGAGGTCCAGTAGGCATAGTTTCATATGGAGCGATTAAAGAATTAGTTTGTAAAAATATTATAGATTATAATGAAATCAAATCAATATATTCTACATCGATAGGTTGTGTCGTAGCATTAATATTTCTATTAAAATTGGATTGGAATTCTATTGATGATTTTATTGTTAAAAGACCGTGGAGCAATTTGATGAATTTTTCATCAGTAGATTATTTCAATTTAATATTCACAAAGGGGTTATGTGATGAAAATTTCATTATAACCTGTCTTAAACCATTATTTTTAGCTGCTGATGTAGATATTAATATTACTTTGAGAGAATTGTATAATTTAACCAATATACACTGGCATTTATTTACATCTAATTTGAATAAATTCACTAAAGTGGATTTAAATTATTTAACTCACCCCGACTTAACGGTTATACAAGCGATTCATATGAGTGTATCTATACCGGTGATTATCAAGCCTCCGTTTTATAATAATGAGTACTATCTTGACGGCGGAATCTTTTCCAATAGTCCTGTAAATGATTGTTATTTGTATGAAAAATGTACGGCAGACAACATTTTATCATTCATAAATGATAAAAGATGTCCTGTGGATTGCTCCAACATATATTTTACTAAAATACAAGACGAGTTACTAAATGAAGATATTTCTAATAATAACTTAACTGAAAATACCAATATTTTCTCATTTATATACTTTATAATCAGAACTGTGTTCAACAAGATGATGATTATTGGAAACGAAAATGATACGGTTAGTTCGTTAAGCCACAATAATATCATAAATGTATGTATTACTCAAAATACATTTGATATAAATTACTGGTCCTATGTTTTTTCAAATAGGGAAGAGCGACAGCATTTAATTGGACTTGGTAAAACTTTGGCGGATAATTATATCATCAAAATTAATAATAATGATATAGATATTTGTAATAATACAATTAATACTGATGCGGATATATCGTTTAATTTGAATGATATTAATGTGGAAAATATAGTATATCAACCATCTTAATCAATCGTATTTAAAAATTGTACTAAATTATCTTTTGTAACTTTAGCATCAAAATCATAAACCGCATCTTTATAAAATAATTTTATAGTCGGGTAACCCTCTACTTTATGCTTATCGGCAATACTTTTTTTCTCATCGCAATCAATCGCAGATAGAATTATCTTGCGGTCATTGGAATTATTAATACTATCTACGTGTGCTTCAAACTTTTCCCATTCCGGTTCCGCCTTTTTACAATATGGGCACCATTCGGTGTAAAAATACATAATAGATACAGCGTCATCCTCATCACTACCACCACCACTACGGCCTTTCATCTTGAATTCCTTATTCAACTTATGTCCGGATATTAATGGCTTAATAAGATTAGTAAATGAGTAATAAGAAATTAACGCAAATAATAATACAAACAATAAACCGACCATTAAACCGACTTTATTAGATAAAAGTAGGTTTGAGGTAATGCGCGTTTGATTCCGTATATCACTTAAGATTGTCATTATATAATAATCAAATATTTATTTTTTATTATATTTACTTATTATAATGAATAAAACTTTGAAAGTAAAAAAAAAGCGTGGTAAAACATATAGCAAAAAAGATTATTCAAGCGGCGATGGCATGGTTACATCAACTTGGGGACCAGTGATGTGGCATTATCTACATACAATCAGTTTCAATTATCCAGTAAATCCCACTAAAATACAAAAAAGAAAATATAAAGAATTACTCGTTAATTTACAATATACATTACCCTGTAAATATTGTAGAATTAATTTAACTAATAACTACAAAAAATACCCTTTAACACCTGAAGTATTCAAAAACAGAGATTCATTATCTCGTTATGTTTATAACTTACACGAAATCATTAATAAAATGTTAGGAAAAACATCAGGTCTTACTTACTGCGAAGTTCGTGAGAGATATGAAAATTTTAGGTCCAGATGTACTATTGATAAACCAACTCTCTTTAATTTTACTAAAAAAACAAAAGAAAAAGGCTGCACTACAGCCTTATATGGTAATAAAGCAAAATGCGTTCTTAGTTTTGTTCCCGCATCTACTAAATGTAAAACTATCAAAATTGATAAAAAATGTTTGAAAAAAAAAATAATTACAGACCTATAAACAAATGAAAACTTAATTATAATAAATAAAATAAAACCATATATTATAATTAATGGTTCTAACACGGCGGTTTAGAAAAAAACCCAGGCGGAAACAAACCAAAGTTTCCAAATACCAGCGCAAATCTTCTACTAATCGCCGTAAAACATTTAATTTATTTGGTTTATTCAAAAAAACCAGAACAAGAAAAGTAAGAAAACAAAAAGGTGGGTGAGGTCCACCACCACCCGTAGCTGATCCAAACGTCCAGCTTGGTGGGTGATCTTTCGCTTAATTATTGAGCGAAACATTCTACAATAATACTTATATGACGGTTTAATGACAAATTTTACAACATCTTTAAAACCTGACGCGAAAGTATATAATACTAAATCATATTTAGATAATAATATTATATAGTCAATAATATTATTTTAATAGTTAGTTTTTACGAACCAAAGCTGGAGAAATTCGCCAATACAGGTCTTGGTTCGGCATTATTATCATTTAGGTTGGGAACATATTCAGGGAAGATATTGTCTGTTCTCGCCATAGATGGATTCATATTGCCCGCACCGTTGAAATCACTGTAACTACTGGTAGCAGCAGCAGCCGCATTACCCGCACCATTACCATCATTACCGTTCTGCGCCATCATTCTATTACCAGCACTATTTATTTGATTAAAAACATTAGGAACATTAGGAGCGTTGGTAGCATCTGGGGTAGTTGGAACAGCAGGCACGATAGAAGGATTATCAACCAGGTCATTAACTGTCGCATCATCAACTACTACATCATCAACTACAACATCGGTGGTCCTCGCTACATTATTGGAACTACACGAGTTAGTATTTGTAGCAGCAGGGACTTGATTATTATTACAACTGGAACAGGGGGTATTCGCAGCCACACCGGTCGCATGTGGTCCAAATAGGGTCTGCGAATAATCTACAGGACTCATGGAATTCACGGGATTTACAATAGGATTAGATGGATTATTCATAGCGGTTTCAAACATAGATGTATCAGGGTAAAACGGGCACTTATTATTAGTCACCAGCGCTGGGTCGGAACCAGGAATTAAGCACGAATTAGTCGCTTGGGAATTAACTGCTACATAGAGACCATTTTCATCTTTAATGTATGTGGTCTGACCGCCGTTATCTTTTGGAGGGGTTACTGGTGGTGCTACATAATTTTGTGGCTTTACTAATAGCCCGCCATTTTGAATAAGCACGATGTTGGATTTTTTCATTGTAATATCCAGAGTCTCTCCCGATTTTGTTAAAACATTAGAGTAATCACCCTCTCTTAAACGGAGTAATACATTACCTCTGTAAGTTAAGCCAGTCATACCTTCCTTTACCTTTTTACCAAAAAAGTAGGACATCATATTACCAAAAGGCTCAATTACGACTGCGATAGGAACTGGTATCGCTTCGGCGGTAATTCCACTCATCGCTTGACTATTAATCGCAGCATTGAATATGAGAATAGAAGAAAACCAAGTATCATTTAACTTTGTTATCATCGCGGCGGACTCATCTATGGGGACAACAATATCAATCTTCAAAAATGTAGGCTCAGTAGCGGTCGCGGGTGTTAATGTTGTAATAACATTAGAAGGCAGCACAGGTCCGTTTGCGGACCCAGCAATAGATGCGTCCCCACTAATTAACACCTTCAGTTTCTCTATCTTCACCGGCTCAATGCTCGTCTCGGCGATACTTAATGTGGTGGAAAGTGTTGTTGTCTCAACTATAACAGTCTGGCTTGTTTCCAGCGCCTTTAGTCTCGCTATTTCGGCAAGCTGTTCTGGTGTCGCCGCGGGGCTTCCAGTGAGACGCGGGCGGACTGTTGTGGTCTCGTCAACAACAGAATCTACTACGGCCTCATCAACTACAGAATCTACTACGGTCTCATCTACAGCCGGATCTACTACGGAGTCTACAATTGCCGCATCTACTACGGAGTCAACAATAGCCGCATCGGCATCGAGAAGATTAATTGTGAATGGAATGTCTATTTTATATACTTCATAACTTTCAACCGTTCCTGGTGTAGTAGCGGTAGTCAATCTATACATATCATAACCATTTTTAATCATATACTTGTAGATGCCTCCGTTTTTGTTAACATCTTCTTTGCTTATGACGGTCCCCGATAGACTGGATAATGGTGTGTCGGTAGAGAATTTAATCTCGGTTTCATTAGCAGCATATGGCTTTAAAAAATAATTATCAGTGCCATTTTTATAATCTTTGTTATATATTTTGAAATTCGTCTCAAAATGACTGGACATATTGCCGAGACCCTCTACATCTCTCCTCATCATAGAATAACAAGCTACAGAGGCTAAAACCAATAATACAAGTAAAATGATTTTAATATTTTTATTTTTAAAATTGAATACCATATCTTATTTATATAAGGTAGATAATAAAAATAGATATAAATATTAATTAATAATGCCAAAACACATTTTGGAACAATCATACAATCCCGAATCCGAATTATCTGAAATCGGTATTGATGAAGTCGGTCGTGGTCCTATGTTTGGGAGAGTATATACTGCTGCTGTTATTTTACCTAAAAATACTGATTTCAAATATGAATTAATGAAAGATAGTAAAAAATTTACATCAAAAAAAAAAATTAATGAAGCCGCTGAATATATTAAAGAACACGCTTTAGCATGGACCGTCGCATATGAAGATGAA